GTCAGCCGCGGCTTCACCCGACGGCGCGGCAGAGGCACCAACTGGCGGATCGCGCCACGCGACTTGATCTTCAGCGCATAGGCGTTGCCGTCGAACAGAGCGCACAGCTGCATGTAACTCTTGAACCGGCTGGCCGTCTGGAAGTCGTTGGGCTTGCGGTGCAGGACATTGAACAGCGGGTGGTCGGTGGCCTTCTCGCTGTTCCGGCCGTCACGCCGCCGCAGGTGGATCGGCAGCATGCCCATTGACCCGCACTGGAGCGCGGTCGCTCGGAAGAACGTGCTGTTCCGCAGTGCCAGCCGCTCGTTTACCGCAATACCTGTCACACCGACGCGACCGCCATCGCCCCGCATCATCTCCAGCAGGGCGGGGTCGCTCAGGCTATGGGTATCGTATGCCACGATCGGGCCCGACAGCGCGGGCCCGGCAGAGGCACGCGGTGCCATCGACCGACGAAAGCCCGAGGCGCGCCGGTAATCGTCGGGTGATAACGCCATGCACCCTCCTTAAATTCGGCGAATGCCGCGCGTCTGGTAGACCGATCGGCCTTTGGCTTCAGGGTTGCGGGTCATCAGCATCACCGCGTTGAAAGCCGCGATGAGCGGATCGATCTTCGCCTTGCCCGCTACCTGCTTCGTGATGAGCACCGCGTTACCGCGCTGCTCGGCTTTGGCGTTGCCGACGCACCAGGACATCAGCTCTTGGCCGCCATGAACCAGCGTGCCGTCCTTCAGCTTGCGCTCCATGCCCCAGACTGCCGCCGAAAGGCGGAAGCCTTGGCTGACCGCCAGCATCTGATCAGCGGTGAACCCTCGCCCGGCCAACTCGTCGACCAGCGCTGTGACCCCTTGGGGATCGAGTCCGATCGCCGCTTGCTCAGGGAATAGCCCCGCCTTCTTCACCTGCTCCAAAAGGTCGGCTACCTCGACCAGATCCTGTGTCGGCTCGCGACATTTGATCAGCGATCCCTGAGCCGAGAAGTCGTTCAGCCGAGATGCAATATCCTTCCGCCGGTCGAAAACATCCTGCTGCGCCCAGGCGCGGCACCATAGGAGCCACTGCTTGGTCTCCCGGTGACGCCCGATCAGGGCAAGGCCGAGAAGGTCATCGAGACCGCCGCCGTCACCACCTGCGACCGCCACCTCCGAGATGTCGAGCATCTGCTCGAGTGACCCGTCCCAAAGGGCGGGATCGGCATGGGCGCCGGACCAGTAGATGCCGCCGATCCAAGCATCGTGCCGCAGACCGACGCCGATCTCGACGTTCAGATGCTTGGCGTAGAAGACCTGCTTCGTGCCGTCCTCGGCATTGGCGACCTTCCGAAACTCGCTCTCCAGCCATTTCTGGCTGACCGACCGGCCTAGATTGGGGTTGGTGATGTAGAAGTTGGCGGGGTCGAGGTGCTCGTCCTTCGCCATCATCTCTTCCGGGAACTCGTAGAGCACCGGCAGGAACTCGGGATCGTCGACCAAGCCATCCCGCACGTCACGGGCGTAGGCCAACTTCTCCTTGAAGACGCCAGCAGGCGGTTCATCAGACTGCGTTGTCAGATAGAGGGTGTACCCCTCCGGCCGAGAGACCTGACCGCCTGTCGCTTCGCGGAACATCGCATCCGCGCTCGCCTTTTTTCCGAAAAGCCAAAGCTCGTCGACTAAAACCCGGCTAGCCTTCTTGCCCGATACCGTCGCAGCATCGGCAGCGACCACCTTCAGGGTCGCCTTCGTGCGGCGGTTGGTGATCAGCCGCACATGCTCCTGGATATGGAGAAGCGCGTCCAATTCCTCGTCGGCCCGGATCATGTCGCAGGCGGGCTTGAAGCTGTTGCCCGCGACCTCGATCGTGGGTGCCAAGATCAGGTTTTCATCGCTCTCGCGCCAGCCGCAGATCAACTCCGTCAGCATGATGCCCGCGGCGATGGTCGATTTGGTGTTCTTCTTCGACACCAGAAGTAGACCCTCGCGGATCATTTGCTGCCCGGTGTCCGGGTCATACGCCCCAAAGATTGCAGCGGCAAAGTCGAGCAGCCACTCGTCGGCCGATTCGCCGATGGTCGGACGGCCCGGCAGGTCGACGATCTGCAGCGACGTGAAGACCGCCATCTTCGCCTCTGCCGAGGCGGGGAAGAGCGGCGAGAACGGGATCAGCGAGCGACGCTCCTGGATCCGGCGCTTCCAATCTGGGCACGCCGTCGACCACGTTACCACCTCAGGTGACCGCCTTCAGCTTAGGTGGGCCGAGACCAGCGAATCGGCTCCCCCCACCGATGGCGTTCGCCTTCTCCTGCTGCGCGGCCTTCTTCCCTTGGGGCGCCGAGGCCTCGTTCAAGGTCTTCAGCGCCAGCGCCAAGGTCTGCATCGTCTTTGCGCGGACCGGCAGGCTGACCGCCTTCATCATCGCGTCCCGGCGGGCGTCGTCTTCGTCCCCGTCGGTCGCGTCAACAATCATATCCTCCAGCTCGCCTCGGCGACTGGTGATGGTGTCCAGCTCGTCGAGCATCCGCCCAACGATGCCGCGACCGTCGTCCGCAATTTCGCCCGGCTCGCGGCGCTTCTCAGGGTCGATGGCCGGGGGAGGGGGCGGCGACCGGTCCGGTTCGCGGCGGTTCGCACTGCGAACTGCCCGAACCCATCCTTCGGTCTTCGCCCGCTTACGAATAGCGGTATCGGAAATCTCGTGCCGGTCAGCAATCTCGCGGATCGAATCTTCGTTGGCCAAGTATTCGAGCTCGATGCGCGGCCAGTCGATAGTTGATTTTCGGCTTGCCATCGGCGGCTACCTCCGGCCCAAGTTCGCACCCCGGATCACCCACCAGGATTTTTTCTGCGCGTGAGAGAACCACGGGTCTGCGGCCACGCGGCCCGCCAGACTTTTGACCGGGGGGTGGGGTCAGCCCCCGCGACCGGCCCGCTCCGCCTTCTGCTTCGCCCCGTCATGGTGCGGCTTGCAGAGGGTCCAGAGGTTGCCCTCGTCCCAGAACAGGGCCTCGTCGCCTCGGTGGGGCTGACGGTGATCGGCGACCAGGAGCGAGGTGTTGCCCTCGACATGCCCGCAGCCCGGCCACTGGCAGGTGAACCCGTCACGCATGAAGATCTTCATGCGGAGCGAGCGCCAGCGGGCGGTGTTGTAGAGCTTGCGCCAAGGCGAATAGGTGGATCGTTCGGCGTTGGTCGATCGGACAGGCGCGGTTAGCGAGCCCAATCCAGGCTGCAATCGAGATAGGGCAGAGGGCAGAGCCTTCAGCTTCCCCATGACTACCCCGCATATGAGAAGAGCCGCTACCCCAAGGGGTGCGGCTCTCGATCACTCCGAACGCACAACGTGCACCATGACCACCTGCCAGAAATAAACCGGAACGTCAAGCGATCAAATCAAGACCGTCGAGCGCCCGCTCCATCTGCTGGTATTGGCTGGTCGTGGCCTGCGCCTTGTCGCGGTGGGCAATGACGATCGCATCCAACCAGGCCGGGCCGCTGTCCGGGTTGGGATCAATGACCAATTGGTCAAAGGCGTTCCTGATATGACGACCCTGCGCATTGATGAGCTCGAGCGAACGGGTCAGCGACGCTTCGCGCAGGGCATCACGCTCAGGGTCCGACGGCGGCTTGCCCTGCTGGGGCTGGAAGCGGGCGAGGCTGTCGGGCGTGCCGAACCCATAGGCCGCCCAGTATGCGGCGGCGATGCGGCGGGCGGCATTCAGCCGGTCCTCGGCCTCCCGACCAGTGCCGAGCAGACCGGCGCAATAGGCCCGGCCGATGGCGTCGCAGGTGTCCGTCTCCGCCTTGCGACCACGATCCTGGCGGGCCTTGGCGTCCACCTCGCCCACGTCATTCGCTGGGAGGCCATACAGAGCGCGGCGGCGCTGAATGCCCTCGCACGGCATCAGTGATGCGCGCGTACGATCACGCTTGCGTCCCGACGCCGACCGGCTGCCCCGAGGCTGCCCCTTGCTCAATTTGCCCTTACTGCGCCCCATAAAATCCGCCCTGCCAATCTGTTGAGAACATACCATAAACACCGTGGATCGCTCACCCCTTTGCGGTCATAAAAACCTGCCGATGAGAAACCCGATGACGACCCAAATCAGGCGTAGCTCGATCCGCGTCGGCTTCACCCACCACTCGCTCATGCTGCCTTGGCCTCCGCCGCCTGGTCGTCAGTCTTGAACCGCGCCGCGATCTTCGACACCTCGGCCGCCTCCTCGGCGCTCAGCGGTGCCGGATCGGGGCGCCACATGCGGTCATGCGTCGCGACCAGCGCGCGGATCTTCGACAGCTCCCACTTGCGCCGGGCCAGCATGCCGCACCGCTCGCGTATCTCGGCCGGGGTCGGGAAGAACCGGCTTTCGCGCAGCGCGGCGGCGCAGGCGGCGGCAAGCACATCACCGGGCACGTCGTCGAGCGCATCGGCGTAAATCTCCAGCCGGGCTTCAGCCTCGATGTCGCTGACCTTCGCCGACGGATAGGCCATGGCCAGCTTGGCGATTGCGCGGCGGCAGCCCTGCCGGGACGCTGGCGCCAGCGACGCCTCGTACTGCGGCACCAGCGCGACCAGCGCGGCCCGCTCGTCAGGAGAGCAGACGTGGCTGAACGACGGCGCTTCCTTGACGAGCTTCTCGAGCTTCGGCGTTTCGGAGAGCCCGCACCATAGGATTTTGGAGCTCGTCGGGATTGCGGTGGTTGCGAGGTCGGTTGCCATTGAAGCGTTTCCAGTTCTTGACCCAGGTTCTCCAGGAGGCTTGCCAGTCGAGGCTGGTCGTCCCCTTCGTCGTGTGCAGGTCGATGAAGTGCTCGACCTGCTCCTCGATCTCGCCAGGCGGCCAGTCGGCCATGGCCTTGGCGGTGAGGGAGGTGGCGGCGGGCGCTGGCCAGAAGTCCGCCGGGACTTTCGTGGCGCGCGCCGCTCGCGGTACCGAAGAAGGCGAAGCCTTCGTAGGTTTGGTGGTTCTTGGCTGTTTGGGTGCACCTCCTGCGGGGGTCGCCGCATCTCCTGCGGGGCGCATCTCCTGCGGGGGTGCATCTTGTGCGGGGGCGCATACCGTGCGGGGGTGTACCGTGTAGACGACGCCGTGGCCTGGGCGCTCCTTCCGCGTGAGGTGCCCAGCTTCGGCCAGCGCCTTCACCGCATTCTGCACAGACCGTTCCGACAGTTTCGTACGGCTCACCAAGCCCGCAATGCTGGGCCAGCACTGCGCCTGCTTGTCGGCCATGATGGCGAGCACCATCAGCACGCTCTGCTCGGGCGCGCTGATGGCCTCGACCGCGACGGCGGCACGGCACAGATCAAAGCCGGTCAGGATCGTCACGCGGGTCGCTGCCCCCGCGCTTGGGCCAAGCGGTCGGCGTGGACGGATACGCGCGCTTTGCCGCGCGATCCGATGCACGAATGACGGGGTAGGGCGCCGCAGGTCGGGCAGGCCCGCTGCAATGCCAGCCGCCGCGCACTCGGCCCGCGCGAATGCTGCGCATGGTCGTCCATCAGAAACTCACCTGCTGATCGGCGAGCGAGCGCCGCAGTTCTTCGACCTTGGGACGCGCCAGTTCGAACCGACGCGTCTCCAAGCGAGGGGAGGTGGGCCGCTGCATCCGACGTTCCGCCAGCGCCGCGTCGAGGTCGGCGCGCAGCGGGGCGAGGCGGTCAACGGGGGCCTGGCGGCGACGAGAGAGCAGCGACCACATGGGATCAGGCCTCCGGCTTACCGATGAGGACGGGCAGGCTGGTGTCAGCCTTCACGCGCTCCACCGATTCCTTGAAGGCGTGGTCGAAGGTGCGGTCGGTGCGCCACAGTTCGTACCAGAACACGATCTTGCCGCCGGACTTGCGGTACCGGAGACGCGCCGCGACGCGATACAGCGGGCCGTTGCGGAAGACCGGGATCCCGATCAGGAACAGTCCGGGCACCTTGATCGGCGCGCCGTGTTCGTCGGTATGAGTGGACTGAAAGCGGACGATGCCCTCGCCCGACGCGAGGTTGACCGCCTCTTGGACGACCGCCGCCTCGTTGATCTGGAGCCCGCGCGCCAGTTCCATCAGCTTGTTCGGCGTGGCGATCGTGTCACGGCCGCCGAGGGTGTCGATCAGGCGCCCCAGATCATCGGACACGTCGTCCTCGCCCTCGACATAGAGGACATCGATGATCCGCTCTTCGAGGAACGCGGCAAAGTCGACCATGCCCATGGGCTCGGCGTTCTTCGCTACCCATGCCTTCCACTCGTCGCTGAGCGGGAAGGTGAAAGTCGACCGATGCTTGCCGAAGCGTGGATCGGCAGCGGCGCCAGCGCGGTGATAGTCGAGCACGACGATGATGCTGGGGTTCGTGCGGCTGTCGTCGGCGAAGACGACGCTGTCGTCATCCTTGAACCGGTTCGCATGCTCGATCAGGCTGTCCAGCGACAGCATAACCGCCGAGCCGGTTCGGAATAGCGGCTGGGGGCGGTACGGGTCGAAGGTCGAGGGCGGCAAGACACGGATGTCGTTGCCGTGCCGAACCGCCGCCAGCGTGATGCCGGTGCTCGGCTCCGCCACGCTGATGATCTCGGCCTTCACGTAATCCTCGACGAGATCGCGCGCCTGGGCGATCACGCCGTCTCCGTTGATGCTTTCCATGGTCATGTCCTTTCAGGTGATCGCGATCAGACGGCGTCGCGGAAGCCGGGCCCGCGCACTTCGCGCACGCCGAAAAGCTGACCCTGTTGCGGGTTGCTGGGGGTGAAGCGGCCGTCCTCGGTCGACCACATGACGCTCTGGGGGCGCTTGGCCTCGGGAACATCGACCTTGTGCTTCGCCTTGATGGTGAAGACCCGGCCGTCGAGCGCGAAGTCGAGGGAGATCGTCAGCTTGCCCTTGGCCTTGCCGCCGCTCTCGATTGCGGTGTGGGCCATGTCGCTGGACATCTTGCGCAGCACCTCGGACAGCTCCGCGTCCAGCTGGCCGTCCTCCAGGAAGCGGACGAAGTCGCCGAAGCTATTCGCGGCGGGCGGCATGCGGTTGCCGTCGGCCGCGCGAGGCGGATTCTCAGGGTCGATGATCATTGGCTTCTCCTCAGGTCAAAGGGTGGAGCTGCCGACGCCGCCCAGCGTGAAGGCTGGGGCCGGCTTGCGCAGCGGGTGAACGGTGACGAGGCGGGCGCCAGCGGCGACGCGGGCCAGCTTTTCGTCGAAGGACAGGGGCGGACGGGGCGGCTTGCGCACCGGCACCGGCATCGTGGCCTGAGGCTCGCGGCGGCGGGCACGCTGCGGTTGCGACTGTAGGAAGTCCGTGCGCGCCTGCTTGATCGCATTGAAGCTGGGCACGTCGCCCGACACGCTCCGCTGCATCAGGGCCAGCACGGTCCCTGGCGTGTGCTCCTGCACGAGCGCCTGCATCAGCGCCCAGGAGCTATCGCTGCATCCGCGTCCCATCAGCGCGGCTTCCGCCGACCGTCACGGCAGAAGCCGCAGCGCAGGCCGCCATGATCGCGCACCAGCCGGGGAAACTCGTCACCGCACTGCTCGCATTGGCCAGCGACGCCGACCGGGATCGGCTGGCGGGCGGCAGCGATGTGACGCGCCGTCTCTGCTTCGGCGAGGTCATTCGCCATGTCGATATGGTCGGCCATTATGCCGCGACCTCGAACAGCGGTAGCACAGCCCGGCCCGGATCGCTGATCGGCAGGAAACGATAGGTCCGCCCGCCGGAGACGATCACCGCCGCCGCAGGCTGCACCATCGCAAGACGCAATTCTTCGGTCGCGAAAGCAGCGCCAGCCGCTCCCGCGTCGTCATTGGCAATCGTCATTGACGTCACTCCAAGCCGCGTTCAGCGGCGTTCAATTCCCTGTGTCAGGCCACCTCACGGGGCCGTCGAAGATCCGAACACTTCTCGATCCAGCGACCCGTCACCGCGTGAAGTTCGCGCATGATCTTCTCGCCGTTGAGATACTCCTGCGGGACGATCGTCCGGCCGCCAGGCCCCTCGGGGTGCTCGGCCTCCTGGATCATCACCAGCACGCGGGCCATCAGCAGGCCCATGTCGTCGACGTCGCAGGTCGCGTCCTGATCGACGAGGCGCTTGCCGCGCGCCGCCAGCCAGTCGTCGAGGACTGTCGGTTCAGCAGTGAGCGCGCGGTCCAGCGTTTCGAGCGACGGCATCGATCCTGCCAGCTGCTTGTCCAGTGCCTGGGTGCTGCACTCGATCGCGTCGAGAAAGGCGCCCTTTCCCATGCGGTCAATCGCCCGAGCCCAGCCGCGCATGATCTTCGCATGCAACCGGGGTTTCGAGATCGGTTCCGCTTTCGCAACGACAGTTGGGACGGTCATCGGGCACCTCGATCGGTATGAACAGTGATCACCTCTCCACCGCACCGCGCGCCGTCCGCATCGCAATCGCTCGCGCACTGGTCGACAATGTCACCGGCGGCGGCCGGGAGTACGCCGCCGCCAGTGAAGGTGCTGCCGCCAGAGCATGGGAGTACGGAGGCGGCAGCCGCAGGGAGAGGGTGGATACCGGCATAGACCGGATCGGAATGGAAGCAGGTCGCGGACTGGCAAGCAGCGCAGGTCATATCAGCGCCCTCCAGCCGGAGCACTGGACGCGCTCCGGCCTTCGGCTATCGTGCGAGATCCTACACACGCACGAAAGGACGAAAGAATGGACCAACAGGACGCTAAAGACGTCAGCGACATCGTCGCACTCGCGGCGGCGCCAGCGATGGCTGCAATGGCCGGGGTCGCGGCGCTCTGCAATGAACTGCGCAGCGTCATCGGCGAGGAAGCGGTGCAGCGCGTCCACAAGGAAATGCTCAACCGCATCAGCATCCACCAAGCTCCGATGGGCCCGAAGATTGCGATTCAGGCAGAGCTTTCGAAGCGGTTCGGAAACCTATGAAGCAACCGTCCTCAATCACCATCTGAAGGACAGGTTGCTCCAGCCGTTTGCGAACGGCGGCAGCGTCGATTTCCTCGCGGGCGATTTCACGCAGCCGCGCTTCCTGCGCCGCCGTGAACGGCTGTTCGGGGTGGCAGGCCATTATGCTGCTACCTGCGAAGGCATCGACCGCCGCCGCTTGATCGGAGTCAGATCGAAAAAGTCATTGGGCGTCACCTTGCGCTGGGTCGCTTCGGCGATCAGCGGCATCGTGTCCTTATCGGGGATGCGCTCGCCGCTGACATACCGCCGAACAGCCTCAGCGCTGCGCCCAATTCGCGTCGCGAACTGGGGAACGCTCATCGCTTCCCGGTCGAGCCATTCCTTCAGCGTCATCCAGTGAACTCCTTGCAACACCAATATGGTGCTATGCGTCACTGTTTGTCAACACCAAAATGGAGGATGGCTGCACCGCACCAGATTGGTGCACAACGCGGCGTGGCAAGCGTGAACAACATTGAGAAGCTTCGAGAGGCGAGGGGGTGGGCGCGCCCAGAGCTTGCAAAGCGCATGGGCACCAGCCCTCAGCAGGTCGAACGCCTCGAGAAAGGGCAGCGCAAGCTCAGCCAGGAGTGGATCGACAAGGCGGCGCATGCCTTCAGCGTCACACCGGCCGACATCATATCCGAAGGTGTATCGCTGGTCGTTCCTGAGCAGCCTGTGGCCAAATCAGTCGACGGGGGCGAGGTCGTAGAAATCACACGTCTCGATCTGTCGCTGCCGATGGGGCCGGGCGCGACCGTTGACGACTATGTCGAGGAAGAGCCAATCGCGTTCGACCTGGGCTATCTCCGATCATTCACCCGCACGCCGCCCCACCGCCTGCGGCTGGCCGCTGGGGCAGGGGACAGCATGCTCCCCACGCTATTGCCGAACGACTTGGTTTGGATCGACACGACGCAGAACCAGTTGCTGCACGCCGACCGGATCTATGCGGCCTCGATCAACGGCGGTGCCGCGATCAAGCGCCTGCGCCCAATAGCCGGCGGTACTAAGGTTCTCGTCATATCAGATAACAAGACGATCGATCCATATGAGGTCGATGCCAATGACGTCGTCATCTGGGGGCGGGTTATACGCTTCGCGAGGGATTTGTGATGGAAGCTAGAGGTTCTAAGCCCGCGCAGAAGGTGGTGCAGGGGGAAATAGTTGAGCTTGATGGCGCGGCTTTATTCGATACAATATACTTAGGCTGTAGATTGGTTTATAAGGGCGGGCCGCTGCCAATACTAAACAATGTGACATTTCAAGAGAGCAATTTTATATTTGCGGGTGATGCGTTTAATACTGCGCAATTCATGCGAATGATGGTGTCTGCTGGGGCCGCTGACGTCGTGAAAGGCATGGTGGGCCTTGGAGAATGAACGGGAAATTTTTAATAGTAACACCGTCTCATTTGACGACGAAGCGGCTGCGCGAGGCGTTGAAATCAAACGGGCATCCTTCGCCTTGAAAGGTGGCGGGGGCGATGGCACATCGGTCGGGCTTATGGAACGAGTCACTCGCCTCGAAACTCATATGGAGTACGTCAAGAAGGACCTCGATTCGATCGAGGGCAAGCTTGACACGCTATTACAGCGAACTGCTGAACTGCCGACTAAGGGCGACCTGACGACTTTTCGATGGCAATGGGTTGCTACAGCGGTGGGTGCCATCGCGCTAATCGTTGGCGGAATTATCGGCGGATTGGGTTGGATCAAGCCCGACGCCCCGGCGGCCGCTCCCCAGCCAATAATAATACAAGCGCAGCCCATTGCGCCGCCCGCATCAGGTTCTCCAGGTGCCCCGAAGCGTTAGCATTGCAATCGTCGGAATCGACCACCCCAATAAGCGAGGGCCTGATCGCCGGTTCGAATTGGCGATATGCCGGGAAGGGGAGTCGGTAGACCTGCGGCCCGAGCCCGATAACAAATACGACGAGCACGCGATTGCCGTATATTCCTGTCGTGGCATCCAGCTCGGCTACCTGCCTTCTGAGCGCGCCGTGCTGATCGGCACCTATTGGCGCCAGGGCCACACCACCATCGCAATATTTCAAGCGCTTGAGGCGAAGGTCGGTTGGGTGCGCGTCGCGTTCAACGGAGAGCAGCCGGTGTTGCCGCCAATCGCCGCTGCCGCGCCGCCGCCGGACTGGGACGCCGTCGATTCGGATTATGGCTTCGAGCCCGATTGGGTGCCGCCAGAAGAATAACACCAATACGGTGTTGACAGGTCGGCACCAATATGGTGTTATGCCCTCACCGCTGATCGCCGCCTGATGCGAGCGAAGCGGTCGAGGAGATCGCTATGTCCTGCATCGCGGGCATTCCCCAGCATAGGAACGATGACCGTCGGCAGCTGACGCTGTCGGCGCTGCGGGCACGGTACCAGGCACTGTCGGTCGCGAAGCAGGTCGACATGCTGCACCTGATGGCGCGCGGCTGATGCTGCGGTCGTCTCTTCCACAGCGCAAACCGGCGAAATCCGCGAAGGCGGACGCCGGGTTGCGATGCCGCCAGCACCTCCAGTGGGTCCGTGGCCATGTGTGCACCGTCTGCGGCACGCGCGGCGATGAGGGCAATAAGATCGAAGCCGCCCACGTCCGGCGCGCCGCAAATTCAGGCGTCAGCATCAAACCGAGCGACGCATTCACCGTGCCGCTGTGCGCAGCGTGTCACCGTGAGAGCCATCGGGGCGAGAAGACTTTCGAGGCGAAGAACAAGGTCGACCTGATGGCGATAGCCCAGCGCCTTTTCCGCAAGTCTCCTCACCGCGCCAATCTGGCCGATCCGTGGGGCGCGCGATGACCGAGCACCACAACAGCGTCACGCGCCACGCGGTCAATCGGTGGATGCAGCGGATCAACCCGCGCGCCGATTACGAGACGGCCGACGCGGAGATTCGATCCCACGCCCGCGCGGTGTGCGTCGCCGCCGACTTCGGCTGCCAGGTGGTCAAGCTAGCCACCGGTGACCGCCTGATCTGTGACGGCCGCAGCGTCGTGACGGTGCTGGCGCGGCATCAGGGCATTTATTCGGTGCCGGGGTTCGTGCTGTGAGCGGCGCCCGCCGCCCTGGCCCCGTTACGCTGGCCGAGATCGACCCCGATCTGGACCAGACGGTCGAAGAGATGCGCTGGAAGGTCGGTCGCTATCGTCAGCTTGGGCCGATGATCATCGAGGCGACCACGGACCCACAGCTGTATCGGTCGTTGGCCGCGAAGATCGACGAGCGGGGCGACCTGTTCGAGTCCTTCCGCGTCCGCGCCGAGAAGCTGGGGATCAAGTCGCCCTACGCGCTGATCCGCCTGATTGA